TCGGGTTTAACCGCAGGCTTCTTTCCGTCAGCGCCGGCAGCGCTTTTAGAAGCGTCGCTTTTAAAAGCGTCCGTAAGTGTTTCTTCAGCGTTAGCGGGCGCCGGTGTTCCGCCCTCCGCCGAACCGCCGCCTGCGCCGTCAGGCGCAAGCGTGAGCATTACCCTGTGAATCAGGTTGTGCAGCATTATTTACCTCCCCCGCGCGCGGAGGTCTGGGCGATAAAGTCCGTCATGTCCTTCGTGTCGCTTACCCCCATCCGCTCGCGGATAAAAAATTTTGCGTATTCGTTTAATACGTGTTCCCGTTTGGTGCGCGTGTTCTCGTACAGGAACAGGTCCGTTAAAAGCATATTAAGGACGATCTTTCCCTCGTCGCTCCCGAAAACTTTCCTGCAGGTTTCGACTAACATTTCGTTCTTTTCCTGCGGCGTAAGTTTTTTGTCCTTCCAAAACTGCCAGTTAGTTTTGTTCATCGCGTAATTCCTCCCGCCATTTGTTTGGTCATTTCTTCCATAGGCGAACCCGGCTTAACAGGCTCGTTTAAAGCTCCGTAGTTTTCCGTTATCGCCTGCTGCTGCCTCTCCGCCATAGCCTGCTGTTGTTGCGCCTGCTGCGCCTGAGCCCTTTCTTCCCGTAACGCCTCAATATCTTCGTTTTCCCGGATCGCTATCTGCGGGAACCCGAGCCCCTCAAGCCCGCTCTTCAGGGTTTGGTCAAAGTCGATAACGTCAAGCGCCGCAGGCGACATTTGCCCGATAGAGCCGATAAGCTGTATGCCCTGCGCTATGCCCGAAGACTCGTGGTATTTCTTCTGTGCCTGCGCAAGCGGACCTATAAAGTCAACCTTCATCTGCGCTCCGGAGCCCGCAAGAGCTTCAGGCGGATCCGGAAGCGCTCCCCGGCGCCAAAGCAGGTTAAAACTTCTCTGAATAATTTTCGTGAGCGCCCCGTTGAGGTTTACGATTAAGTCTGATAACACGCTTGCTTTTTCCCCCTGCAGCTCCATGACGTAAGTGGCTGTCATGTTTGCCGGGCGCTCGTTCATCAGCGCTAGAAAGAAATCGACGTGAAACCAGTCTTTAACGCGGTTTTCCATTTCCTTTTGAATGTCCAGCGTAATGGGATAATTCTGCCCCGTGTTTATGGGCGTTATGATTTCCCTTTCTTTCGTGTAATAGTTATACCCGTTGGGAACAACGCTGGGTTCTCCTTTCAGCGTGTCGGGCACGTTGTAAGCCGGCTCTGCGGAAAGCTGCGCTATTTTTATTCTCGCCTGATCGACAATGTTTAAAAGCTTTATGTCGTCAAGCGCGCAGATAGCAGGTGATTCCCCGTAAGCGGTCCCGTTTATGTGATCCCAGATAAACACCGCGTAAGGAAATTCCTCGTACCCCGATTCGTCGATAAGCCTGTCCTGATCCTCGTCAATGAAAACCGATGCGTAAGGCATATCCTTGTTCGATTTTGATTCCCCCGTTTTCTCCCTCTTGTAAACCGCGTGGATAATCGAAAACTCGTTATTCCATTTTTTCCTGTCTTTAAGGTCAAGCCGCCTTGTGTCGGATAATTTTTCCTCTCCGAAAAAAGCCGCCGCGTTCTTAAGCGTCATCGAGTAGCGGCGGAACACGGCGTCAACATCGTCGTACTCGTTAATGTCCAGGTACATTTCCTGCACGTTGAGGTTGGTAAACCGCAGCCTGCTTTCAGCCGCCGGCTCGTCTGTAAGCATTACCGCGTGCCCGTAAACCGAGGCGTTCTCGATAAACTTTGAAACCTGCGGGTAAAGGTTTGACCTGTTAAACTCCGCGTACATCTTTTTCTCCACCGCTTCAAGCCAGTCTTTAACGCCGTATTCGTCTATATGCTCCGGCGCCTCAAAGCCCAGCTTTAACCACGCTATGTTAGGGGATATCGAGTAGCCCGTTATTCCGGAACGAAGCGTCTTGAGGTAATTCGTAGGCCTGCTTGTGTACCTTTTCGGCCTTGTGGGGTTTTTCTCTTTGGGGTTGTCCCAGTTGAAAATCGAAGGGGCGACGTACCTTTGCACTTCTTTCCAGTCGCCCTCCCGCTTGGCTCGTTCCGCTCTTAGCCATTCAAACCTGTTTTTAAGCTCGTCCACAAAATCTTTAGTATCTTTCTTAACGTCTTCGCCCATAGCTCCCCCTTATCCCGCCATTCTCGATTTGTGATAATCCAGCGGATCCCAGCTTTCGCTTCTTCTCTTGAATGTCCAGCTTCCGTTCTGTTTCCTTAGCGCGTCCGCGGGATTGTGCGCGAAATCGCTCATCATCGCGTAACGGCTCTCGTCGTATATGTGGTCCTCTAACTTAGAGTTGACGTCCTCGGGGTTTGACGGGTCCGGCGTAAGCACCGGTATCGTGCGTATGAAGTCAACGCAGTTGTCAAACACAAGCAGCATCGGGCTTCCGTCCTCGCACCTGGTTATCAGCCTCTGGTGGAATATCGCCGCTCCGTTTAACCTGTCCCTGTTCGCCCTTATCATGACGAAGCCCGCTTTCTCGAAGTTTTCAGCAATGCTCGGACCTTCGTCGCTCCTAGTCCATATCGCCTCGTCCGCTACGCATTCAGTTACACCTTCAGGCACAGCCATTTCCCAGGACTTTGCCGCCACTTCAGGGCTTCCCATTTTTATCCCTACGTTCATTTCGCCCTTTTTGCACCCGTACCATTCCCCGTACCTGACCATTCTCCCCTCGCTGTTCACTGCCCATTTCCCCAGGCTGAACGGGTGGCCGAAACCCCAGTCGAACGAATAGAACTTTTTCCATGTCCCGCTCTCCAGCGCGAAAGGTTTGCATACGTGGAGCGATCTGCGGAATTCGTCAAAGAACTGCCCGGCGAATATGTCCCAGTCTCCGCCTCTCATCGCGCGGTACAGATGATTAGGAAGCAGCTTCAGACGGTTGGCGTAATCCGGATCGTTTTTCATCAGCGTGGGATTGTCCTCCAGCTTCGAGGGGATAAATACGCGGGTAATCGGAAGCTTCACAAGACCTGCGGATTCAACAGTGCGGTGCACCTTGTAAGGCTCGAAGCCGTCAACAAACCTTGACTTTATCCAGGCATGGCCTACGCCGCCGGGATTTGCCGTGGCTCTCATATAACATGGAACGCCCGCGGCGGAACGGCAGCGGGTTATCATGTAACGCCAGGCGAAGTCGGTTGGATAATTCCCCAGCTCGTCAAAGCCTATCCATGTGTACTGGTGTCCCTGATACCTCAGCACGTCGTTGTCGTGTTCAAGATACCGAAAGGATATTGCCGCGCCGTTTTTAAAAGTATAGTCGCGCCCCTTGTTTACCAGCTTCCCGCCTAACGGAACGTACAGCTCGTTCGCGCGGCGCATTAATTCTTCTAACTCTCCATAAGTTCTTCTGAATAATATTCCCCGCCAGTGCCTGCCATAAGCGTTAACTCCCGCGTAAAAATCCATCAAAAGAAAGTCGCTCTTGCCTCCGCCCGCGGCTCCCCCGAATAACAATTCAAACGCAGGCGACTTTAACGCAAGCGCCTGCTTGTAGTGCGGCTTCCACAAAATTTTATTTGAATTTTTGCTGTCAAAACCTGTCATTTTTTGCATTTTTTTTACGCCCCCTCGTCGTTAAGGAGTTCGTACTCTATTTCTTCTTCAGGTTTTTCTTCCAGTCTCTCTTTGTCCCGCAGTTCTTCCATGTCCTTGCCGGCTAGATATACCACGGGGTTTATTACGGTCGCGCCGTCGGCAGGACGCGTCATTCCCAGATAGTTGCACAGTATCGAAAGGCTCTTTGTCCTGTCGTACAGCTTTATTTCCCTGCTTCCGCCCTTTCCTTTCTTTATCCCCGTTACGCATAACGCCAGCTCCCCAAGCTCGCTTATGTCTTCTTTTACTTTCAGGTTTCCGTACGGGTCTACTATGTCGCCTGTTTTATAAAGGGTGAGAACTTTTAACAGCCTCAGAATTTCATATTCGGTGAGCTGGTCTTCTTCGTTCTGTTTAGCCCTTAATAGTTTTTGAATGGCGCTTTGTATCTTCGGGTCTCTCATCAGGCGGGCGGGATTTGATCGTATGGAAGAGTCTTCAAGCTCTTTGTCGTGGCGGGTGAAGGCTTTTATGTAAGCCGCTGTCTGGTTTAAATAACAGGATTTGTCGCCGCAGTAGTATTCAACAAACGCCTTTTGGCGGCGCGTAAGGCCTTCCCACCATATAGGCGCTTTCTTGAATAAATCCTGCTGGCTGTTCTCTCCGGGCACAGGCTCCCCCTCCACAATCTACGCTAAGGCGTTATTGCGACAGGAGTTCCCGTGCCGGTTTATAGGCAGGCTGTCTTTTTTTTATTTATAAGGCGTTTTTCTGGTTTCTGTCAAGTGTTTTTTGATTTTATAAGTATCATTTTAATAGGTCAGGATAATCAAAACTAATTGTCTATTTGTTCATGTTTTTTAATAGGGCATATTTTGAAAATATCGTCAATTATCGCGAATTCGCTCGGATATGTAAAATGTTTTGATTGTTCTTTATAAAACTGATCCTTACCGTTTATGGCTGTATAACAAAACACGTTCGCTCTGTTCTGGGTGTCCTTGCATTTAAACACATACAAATTGATTATATGACCTAACTCGTGTGCTATTAGTATTCTTGTATCATTGTCATCATCTGATAAATCAGGATTGTAAACTATTATCGAGCCGTAACTTAGATGCATTATAAATCCCTTTCTATTTAAACCTCTTATTGGACGTAAAATTATTGAATATAAACGCATATTCCGGTCAATAATAGACTTTTTTTGCTCATCCGTATATTGATCACTGCGTAGAATTGGCGCGATATAATTTTCTTTTAAGTTATCGTTGATCATATCTTCAATGGTAGAAACAACATGGGATAAATAGCGAACTCTTAATTTGCTTTCTATTTTCGAGTTATAAAAATTTTCATATGTTGTACATGTTTCCGGATCAACTTTAAAACTTTTGCAGAGTTTCTCAATTACATCTTGTTTCAAACCAAAAATCTCCATGAACCGTCTAAGAATATTAGCAATTCATCTTGGTACTGCTGTTCGAGAGTTAGATTATTAGGCGGAGACGATGAATGATATTTAACACCCATGCAAAGCCGTAAAAGTCCTATTTTGTCGGGAATTTTACTTATCTTAAAAGAACTAAAAACTTCCTCAACCTTGTCTTCAGATGTACATAAAAACAACTGTTGGCTGATTTCGTTTGTTAACCTAATAGTATCTGTTAAGGTCATGTTATTCCTTCCTTAAAATATCGGTTAATCCTTAATAGGATTAATAATTAAAACGCCCGCCCTCCCGTTAACGGGTGAAACCTTGAGAACGCTCGGCTGTATCTGGTCAAGCTCATTTGGCTACACTTGATAACAATTTCAGCCGACCCGTGAATACTTTCGCCATGTAATTAATATTAAGACGATTGTAAAAAGATTTCAATACTTTTTTTAAGTTGTTTTGACGTTTTTTATAAAAATGTCCAATGCCGACCTGCCATACAAACTGCGGAAAAAACTTTTTATATATAAATAATTTTTTTTATTTATAATCAAATACTTTTCTATATTTCTATGGCAGTATGGCATGATAGCTCGTAAGTCCTTATGTAGTAAGGAATTACAATCTGCCATACCCTGTTTTTTAGTACGGCAGGGTTCGGCAGTTCGGCAGAATTTCGTGTCATTTTGACACGTTTTAAGCCTTTTCATGCGTTTTTCCCTTCTGCCTTCGGAGGTTGACAACGTAAAAAAAGGCAAAATGCCATACTCTAAACATGGGTATGGCATGAAAGATAATTGAGTAAAATCTTTTTGTTGGCTTGCAGTTCTTTTTGGGCTTTCTATCCGCTGCCGCTTGAAAGTTTGTTTTTTAACACTAATCCGCAGTAGTAATACTTTGATTCTTTTCGCGTCTTGTCCGGATTAAGAATTGTCAGGTGATCGCCGAATTTGTTTTTTGACATCTTTTTTCTTACACCTTCGTCATCACACCATTTCAAAAAATCCTTGTATAGATCGTCCGAGCTCTCGATACCGCCGGCGGCAATTTCCGTGTTTTCTTTCTTCCACCTGCCTACAAGGTCCTCGCTTTCCATATACTCGGCGCTTGCCTGATCCACTACGGCGCAGGAGGGGAAAGCCGCGGGACCTTCTCCGTTTTTATAGTATTCATGCGCAAACCAGATTAACAGCGCCAGTATCTGCGGCGCTTCCGCTTTTAACATTTGTTTGCACAGGTCGCTTATCATTTCCTCGTCTTTAACTATATAGTCAAACGGAACCATGCGGATGCGCCGGCGTATAGCCATGCCCGTATCTTTCAAAGTCAGTTTCGGATTGCTTCCCACGGCTATTTTGCATACCGGGTTAAAATTAGTGTCTTTAAGGTATTTTCTCTTTGCCGAAATTGTGTCGCCTGATATTATTGACTTAAGCCCGTCCATGTTAAGCCGCCCTTCCGGAGCGTCTATCAAAACCCCGAGGCGTTTCCCGGGCAGTCCGGCGAAATCAAACTGTCCCTGGAACCTGTTCTCAATTACTATGTCCTGCGGTAACGGCACGGCGTAGTCGCCGAATATTTTTAGCATAAGGTTTAACAATACCGACTTTCCGTTTTTTCCCTGCCCGTGGAAGTTGACGAAGAAAGACGCGCCGTTGTCCCCGGTCAGGCTGTACCCGAAATAAAATAAAATATAAAACGCAAGGTCCGCGCGCATTTTTCCGTCCTTGCTTGTTACCTTGTTAATAAATTTTTCAAACATTTTCGGCAGCTCCGGCATCTTCCAATGCCCGTCCTTGCCTTTAAGAAGCTCCGCCGCCTTGCTCGCCGTCGACTTGCTCAACAAGTCTTCAGGCTCCGCTTTGCGCATAACGCCTTCCCTCATGTTGTATAAGTCGCCCTTGCAGTTCACTACGTCCCCCTCTGCGTCAAACGCTTCTTCAAGCACGGTTATTTTTACGTTGTTTTTTAATATGTTTTTTACGGCTCCTATTCCCGCCGATGAAAGAATGCGCCTCGCAAACGCCTTTTCCCCGGGGTTTGTCTCCTGCGCTTCTTCAAACAATAGTTCCCCGAAATGCGTTATCACTTTCTGCACGGCAGCTTCCGCGTACTCCTCCGTCCAGCAGCCGTCGTCCGCGCGGTATACCATCCAGCCGATCTGCGGACAGTGCCTTATGTAACGCCCGCAGGTTTCAACTATCGCATCGGCAATGTGCACCTCGTTGATGTCGTTGTCCTCGTACACGCCGTAACCTTCGGGAATTTTATCTATTATGTATGCGGCAAGTTTCCCGGCTTCCGTTTCTTCGCGCCGGTCGGACTTTTTTGTTTTAAGTCCGCTCTTGCGGTAATAGTCGTCGCCTGCCGCGGCTTTCCTTACCATTGGTTTTTTGTCCCCCCCCCGATAAACCCTAACCGCCGCGCGTATTCAGGCGCGGCGTAGCCCGTAGGCTCGTCAACATATTTTATTACCAAATCGTGAAACTCGTCATGCTCGTAATGAACGCCGGAGGCTTCTATCAGCTCGCGCAGGTACACCTTCCCTCCCACAAGCTGAAGAAGACCCGCGGCTTCGAGCTCGCGCTCAATCCACGCGCGGCCCGAAGTCAGTTCTTCCATTTTTTTTAAATACTCGTTTCTCATCGCCGTTCCCGGAGCCCCCGCAACCGGATCGTAGTCTTCCGGAACCTCCGCCGGATTGTAGGGTTCCGCCTTGGCGTATAACTCGTCAAGGACTATGTCAGTCCTTTCGGAGTAACCTTTGAAATCAATCGTTTCCAAAGCCCGCCATAATGCCTGGTGGCGCCTGTCTGTGAAGTGCCGCCACGTTAAAGCGTACTCCTTAACAGCCAGGCGCAAATCCCTTTTGTCAATGCCGGCTAACACGGATGATAGAAACTGCCTCTCAACCTCGACGCGTTCCTTCTTAGAACGGATCGTCTTCAGCTTCCTGCTCATCTTCAGCCTCCGCAACACAAGCGCTGCACAGATCGTCTTCTACCCAATGACAAGGACTGCCCGTTTTTTCTACGCACTGCCGGCAATCGTTTTCAGTACAGCCGCAGACGCGGCATTTCCTTTCTCCTGCGGTTTTCTTTTTCTTTACAGGAGCCTTTTTCTTTTTCGGCTCCAGCGCTTCAGCCGCCGCTACCTTCGCGAATTCTATGTACAGCGCCTTGTATTCGTCAGCGCTAAGCTCGGAGTAATCAAGAAAATCGTTTTTAGATTTATACTTTTTAATTCTTTCTATCTCGTCAATGTCAGGCAAGCTTTGTTCCAGTCCGCAGCTAAGAAGCAAAAAATGAAACAACTTTTGCGTCTCATCGTTCATGTCGTCCGCTATCTGCTTTAGGGATTTACCGCCCAAAAATACTTTCTGCCATTCTTTTTGCCTTACCGAAAACTGATTTTCTATAAATGAATGATCCGAAATAGATAATTCGCCATCAGCCACAAGCATGAACATGGAAAAATAATCCCGCTGCTTTTGCGCTCCGGTTTTCTCCTCCTCCATCCTTTTGGAAACAACGTGTTTAAAAATTTTATCTTTTACTTTGTTTTCAAACTGATAATATGCCGCGCCTTTGGTTTCCAATTCCTTGGCCAGCTCCCCGGCTTCGCAGCCGCGCTCGGCTGCTACGGCTTTCAATACCCCCTTGCCGTACCTTTCTACATCACCGCCCGAACTCTTTTCACTTCTGACTTGCGGTTCTTTCTTTTTATAGCCGACTCTTTTTACGATAATGTTTCCGGCGTAATCTTCAATTATTTTCCAGCAGCAGCCGGTTTTCTTTTTGGATTCTCCCGTGAACTCATAACCTTTTTCGCGTAACACTTCAAATTCGGCTTCCGCTTTCCCGATTTTAAACCTTACTTTTGACGCTTTTTTATACAACAGCTCAGGAATGCCGTCTTCAAAAAATATTTTACCGTCCGTTATCTCCGACTCCCGGTGTTCCTTGGAAAGCTCTTTGCTTATCATTTCGTACCATTTCAGCCTGTAGCAGTCGGCGTCCAGGCAAACGTCGCTTAACTGACCGACTTCCTCAAACAACTCGTTGCCTTCGTTATGCGTTCTTTTTTTACAGCCGCCGCAGGCTTTTTCCATGGATTCCCTTATAACAAACTTCTGTTTCTTCCTTATAAAATCACAAGCGGCAAATTCGTTTACTTTTTCCTCTTTTTCATGCTGCTTAAAGAAGTCTTTCTGATCCTCTTCCGGAAGCTCCGCAAGCACGGCTGCCGCGGATATGTTTATTCTTTCGTCCCTGAACATACCCTTAAGCTCGTCCGCAAGGCTTGAGAGCCTTAAGCGCTTGTATATCGCGGACCTGCTTCTTGCGTAACGCTCCGCTATTTTCTCAATCGTCATGCCCCTTTGCGCCATGCCGGAAAACAGCGCCGCCTCGTCCAGCGGGTGCATGTCAAGGCGGTTCACGTTTTCGCTTAACGCTATCTCCTCGTCGCTCCGCGGATCGTCAGCGGCGATAACGACGCACTCGGTTGCAACCGTATACCCGCCTTTATCTTCCTTGTTTATTTCCAGAAGCGCGGCAATGCGCCTGCGGCCTGCTACCACCCTGTAACCGGTTTCCGGAGCGGAAAGACGGCGAACTACGGGCGGCTCTATTATCCCGTGTTCCCTTATGCTCTCTTTAAGCTGCCCGAAACCTTCGTCCTTCGCGCACGTCCTGTTCTTGTCGCTGACAATTTCAGCTAACTCTACCGACTCAATACTCATTCCCTGCCTCCTTTATTTCTAATCTTTCCTTACGGAAAGAACACTTTAACAAAACCCTCCGGAGCCGTGTTATAATCCTAGTATCCACAACCCGGTCTCTACAGACCGACTATCCCAAAACCCAGGAGGGTAAAAACCATGAACGTACAAGCTAACTGTCCAAGATGCAAGCACGAAAAATTCGCCGTAATCGAGCACGTCTTGTACAATTTCCGAAACGCAAATGACGGTAATAGAGAATATTCCCGCATTATCAATCTTCTTTGCTGCGACAGTTGCGGAGCCGTCATTTGCCAGTTTGACTGGAAGGATCACGAGAAGGACAAATTAATATAGGACCGTCTTCCGCCATCTCGATATGAATGCTTACCCTGAATATGTGGCCTCTCTCGATTTGGCAATAATCGTCCGT